TGCGGCAGTGGGAATGACGCGCCCAAGGGAGGATGAAAGCTCGCTCGCTTCTACTTTGCCCTCCCGAATGGTAGCTACGAGGGTATCTGTGGCCCTAGATGCGGACAGGTTCTCTTTGCCGTATGCGTTTACGGCAGACGTTACCGCATCGGCCACCTCTTTTGTCTCCCCCAGTCCTGCGGCGGCGGCCTTGGACGAGGCCTCGAGGACGCTCATGGCCTTCTCCCCACGAAACCCTGCCGACTCCACGAAAAAGAGGGCTTCGGCCAGTTCCTGCGGGGCTTTGGCCGTCTCTCCGGCGAGGTCTTGCACCTTGGACTTGAGGGCGTCCACGTCCTCCCCCGCATCCACAAGACCCTTGATCTTCGCGAACTGCTTATCGAAGTCCGCAGCCGTCTTCACTGCGGCGGCGGACGCTGCGGCGAGCGGAGCCGTAAGGTACGTCGTCATCTGCCGCCCGCTCCGCTTCATCGAACGGCTCATCCCTTTCATTTTCCCCTTGATCTCCCTCTTCGCATCGTCCATCCCGTCCGTAGAGAGCCCAAGGGAGACGAAAATCTCCGCGATCTCGTTGAGGCTTCCTGCGGACACCATGAAGGCTAGTCAAGGGTGGCGGGAAAGTCACTTGCCAGGGCCTCGCGCTCTTGGTCGATCTCTTCCTTGGCTGGGGGCTCGTATTCGGGGTCAAACAGGTCGCTGGGATTGAGACGATCCCAGTCGTCACTCCACAGCGCCCCGAGGGGGTTGACCATCCACGCCGCGAGGCGCGAGTCCTCTCGCCCCTTGGCCTTGTGGTGCCCTTCGAGGGCCAGGTGCACCTCCCACAACTGCGCCTTCCAAAACTCGTCGGGGCTCCACCCAAGCCCTCCGGTCGCTCGGGCAAAAAGCCCCATCGTATCTACTACCGGGCGGAGAAAGTCTCGGGCCCGCTCTTGGGTCGTTCCTTTCCCACTGTGTCGTCCTCCTCGGCTTCTTCTTCGACCTCCTCCTTCCGCTCCTGGATCTCTTCTTCGGAGGGCACTTCCCCAGTCTGGAACGCTTCAAGCGCGCGCATGACCTGTGTGATGAGGTGCTCAGCGTTCGACGGGGTAATCCTGTCCCCGATGTCATCAATGGTCAGGTCTACCCCTTTCTGCCGGGCGTGCCACTGGAACGCGGCCCACACGAGCAAAATGTTGGCCTCGAACTCCGTTGTCTCCACGTCCGACAGCACCTCATCCTGCATGTCCTCCGCAGCCTGTTCGGGGTCATCGGAGTCCTTCGCTTGCTCGGCGAGCTCTTTGGCCTTGCTCTCCGGTACGTCGAGGCGCTTGTACATCTCGCTCATGGAGCGCATGGTGAAGTACGCGTACCACTCCTCCTCCACCTCGGTCGGCTCCCCGTCCACGATGGACAGGAAAGAAAGAGTTACGGGTACGAGCTTTTCGGTGGGCGATGCCATAGGGAGATACGGGTGTGGTGCGATAGAGTGGGCGCGAAGGCCCGGCGAATGGTTGCTAGTTACACGCGGACGATGGGACCCGTCCCCTGAAAACTCGCGTCGAGGGTCCCGATTTCGTCGTAGCTCCCCGCCGTGGTGATATTCGTGATTAGGGCGTCCCCCTGGTCCTTCTTCCCCCCTGGATACCGGGCCTCCACCGTGATAATGTCTTGGTTCCGGTGGGCGTCTTGGAGGGCCGCCTGTGATGCTTCGAGCGCCCCCGTATTCTTGTCGATGAGAAGAAGCGTAGACAGGGATACCTCCCACTCCTGCGCCCCCGGCGTGAACTCCTTGTAGGTCCCGGCCGCGGTGGACGTGACCTCGCGGGTGTCCATCGACTCGGAGAGCTCAAAGTCCCGCCGTGCAGCGACGAGGGTTGGGGTCCCCGATACGGGAACGTAGATGCCAATCTCTGCGCCTTGCGTTTCGTCGGGCATGAAAGAGGGCGTGTGTCAGTACGAGAGAAAAGCAGAGGGGAAGGGCGGGGAAGGTTACGTGCTGCGGGTGAGCGCCCCGTCCCCGGTAACGCTGATCGACACGGTTGCCAGCTCGTCGTAGGGGGAGGTCAGAGTGTGCTCCTCGATAATCGCATCCCCCTCGTCGCGGGGGTCCGACCCGTCGGTATTGGGGTATCGGATCTTAACGCCGATGACCTTTCCGTGCCGCTTCGCTTCCACGAGGGCGTTGTGGGAGGTCTCGAACGATCCGGTGTTCTTGTCGATGAGAAGGACGTTCTCAAGCGAAACGCCCCACTCATTGTAGTTGTACTTGTACACGCGATTGCCGTGGGGCGAAGGGACGTAGAGGAAGCCACCTACAGTAGAGTCGCCGATGCTTTGGTTGAGGCTGATCGTGTGCGTCCCGTTCCCGTTGTCAGTGACGCCGGACGCGGGCCACGTGTAGTCTCCGTCATTCCCAGTGGACCCGGTGATCTCCCCTCGTTGGCCGCGACGGAGCTCTTTCGTGGTGAACCGCTCGACGGTAATCTCATCGCTCCCCGTATCAACCCCCACGATCTGACCACCGACCCGCATGTTGCCTGCATGGGTTGCGTCGAGCGTATCGGCGTCCTCGGACAGCTCCAGGTTGCGCCGTGCGGCAACGAGGGTGTCGGTCCCGCCCACGGGGGCGTAGAATCCAATGGCCGCGCCTTGCGCTTCAATGTTCATGGGAGGTTAGGAGTCGGTTGAGTCAGACGTGAAATGTTCTTTCGCGGCGGCGAGGGCGTCGTCTCGCCCCTGCACCTTGCTTTCGCGAATGTCCCCGTCGAGGTCGAGCACGGTGTACCACCCGCCCCCGTGGTGGGCAAAGAGGGCTGCCGGTACTTCCGGCACGTCCTCGACCCCACTGTGCTGCTCCGGGTTGGGGCGCTCACACAGGCGCGTCGAGAGCCAGTGCTGAGTAGGGCGCTCCTCGGGGCCAACCTGTCCCTCCTCCTTGCTCCGAAGGAAGTCCCCCGGCTCGTAGAGGTCTCCCAGATACTCGAATGTGGATTTCGCTACGAGAAGATGCATCACACCGTGGGCAGTTGGACGCGAAAAGCGAGAATGGCGATGCCGTGATAGTTCATCTTCGATTCGTTAGGTTCTCCCTGTATGCGAGTCCGCACCACCCTATGCCGGGTCAGGTTGAGACCTCCCCCAAGCGTCAGCGTAGCGCTGTGGAACGTGTCCAGAGCTTTCTTCTGGAGGGCCGACACCTCTTTTTTGCCGTGGTAGGCGCTCCACGTGTCGATCTGGACCGCCACCGTCTGCGCCCCTCCGTAACTGCTCGATGTCTGGATCCGTGCGGGGTCCATGTCGCTCGGGCCGCTCGTGTAGTACGGGGGCGATAGGTCCTCTTCGGGGTGCTCCCGGTGAGGAACGTCGCGCCCGTCGTAGGTCACGGCCTCGTCCAACGTGTCGTGCACGAGGCCCAGCACATCATCTGTCAGATCGGTCCGATCACTCCCTCGGCGAGTGGGCACTACTTGTAGCGGTGTGCTTTTTGAGCGTGCTTCTTGATAGTCGCGATGATTGCCTTCACGAACTCCTCGGCGTTCGCCTTGAGGGCGTCGGTAAGAAATGGCCTGCCGTCCATCTTGAACGTCCCCTCGTGGACGTAGTGGGCGTAATCGGTCTTCTTCGTGCCCACGTAGCCCTTGACCACCTCCATCGCCTTCTTCTCAAGGACCGTCTCAATCGTGCTCCTCAGGTTTCCAGTGTCCACAGGCACCTCCCGAGTCGCCTCATCGAACACCTCCTCCGTGTACTCCTCCACGACTTCTTCGAGCTTGTCGTGAAGGTCCTTCAGCCACCGGGCCACGTTCTCCACCACCACCCGCCAGTCCGATTCCAGCTCGTCGCCTACAGGAGAGGACGGCATCAGTCGGTGATCTCTTTTGCGCTGACTCTCAAGTGAGCATCCTCCTGCGCAAGCGGCCCGATTCTACCGACTGCAAATATCCGCTCGTTGCCGGACCGGCCCGTGAGGACGATCCGGTGATGCTCCTGTACTGGAGCGTCCTTCGCAAACAGGAAAATGTACAAAGAACGGTTGACCTCTCTCCGGCTTTCTCGCCCGGTCTCTGGGGCGTTCTTCTGAGCAACCATGCACCCAATGCCCGTGTGGGCGGCGCTCCATGTCTGTCCCCCTCGCCCATCCCCCGTCGTGTCGTGTAGCTCGCATTCCCGGTTCAGGGAGCGCTCGACGCTACGAGCGACCGCTTTGCGGTGATGGGACGAGTTGAACATCAGGGGTTTATCTCAACGCTGGTCGCTACACTTCGGGGCTTGTCGTCGTCTTCGAGGGCGTCGTCCCCGCTCACAATGTCCTCGAACTCCTCCCGAGCCCGCTCGGCCCGGTTGCGGTAGCTTTGAATTTGGCTGTCGCTGTATTGGGCGGACCACGATTCGGCAGACTGCTGCTTGGGCTCCCCCGCGAGGCGCTCGTAAATGTGGTCCCACGCCTTCCAGTACACGAACGCCTTGATCGCCCTCTCCCTGCGGTTTTTCTCCACCGGATCGGGAAAGCTCTCGTGCTTCTCCGCCACCACGCTTTCGTGATAGTCCGTGGGTTTTAGCCACCGCTCTACCTGCTCCTTCCCGCGCTGAATCCACTTCTCCACGTACACCTGAAGCTCGACGTCGGGGAAGCGATTCTCGGGAAGGTCCCCGTCAGGCTTGTAGAAGTCCTGCGGCTCCATGACCGGTTACTCGTCAGGTTCGTGGAAGCGGGACACCTGATCAACGGCCTGCTCGATGTCTTCTGCACGAGACTCCCCGATCTGGTTGACCTCCTCGAAGTCCTCCACGGCCTTGAGCTTCTCCCACGTATCGATCCCGGCCTCCTTCAAAAGGTTGCGAGAGGTTTCGGGGATTGCTTTAGGGAGACCATCCGACACATCGAGACGCGAGGGCGTGCCTGCCTGCTCGTCGTCTCCGTCGAGCTGTTTGTCCCGCTCCACCAGAGCCGTGGGCACGGGGCGTTTGGTCTCGGACGCCTCGTAGAGCGTCCCATTGTAGTGGTAATCGCGGTTGAGAGCGTATGGGGTCGTGTCCATAGAATTAAAAAGGGTGGATGCGAAAGAAACCCGTAGTCAGGGGCGACCCGTGCGGGCGCGAGACAAACCCATGCTGGGGACGCACCACCATAAACCCAGCGAGGCCGCCCCTACTACGGGGGGACAGCTTAGGCGAGGGTGATGCTGTTGATAACGCCCACGGCCTCCGGGTTCTGGAGGACCGGGAGGGACGTTTGCCAGCCATCGGCCTCGATGCGGGGCGGCTTGTTCGTCTTGTGCGCGAGGTCGATGGTGCGGCCCGGTGTCGGCTGGCCGGCAGCCTTCCCGATACCGGTGTACCCCAGCGTGTTGCGAAGAATGCGCCGCTGTGTCGGGTCGGGGGATCGGCGAACCTCCATCTCGTTGTCCGTGCGGCAGGTGAACACCATCACGTCATCGCTCATGAATCGGTGCGAGTTCCCCTGCTCATCGAAGTAGTTGAGGTCGTAGACCGTGGGGATCGGCAGGTTGTTCTGGTCGAAAACCCCGGTCACGTCCTCGTTGTCGAGGTTCTGGACTTGGATCACGTTGTCGGCCTGCCCCACCACTGCTCCGGCCCGGCGGGCAACCTGCTCGTTCCGACGCAGAGTGCTCATCACCTGATGGCTAGTGACGATGTTCTCCACCGTGTAGCCTTTGTCCTTGAGGTGGCTCTGCATGGCGAGAATGTCCTCGAACGGGTCGTTGGAATCCACTGTCCAGTCCAGGCTCGCCGCAACACGATTTCCTGTGGGGTCGGGGTACGAGACTGTTTCTTCCACCCCGTTGATCTCGGTCGTAACCTGGGCGTCCTCGAGGGCCTCCCACCGCTTGATCTCGTTGTACTCCACGAGGGCCATGTTGACGAGGGAGTTGACCCAGTCCATGATCTCCTGTGCGGCCATGCTCGCGTCCTCCTGGAGATACCGAACGAGGTCGTCGTACCGGTCCCCCCTGAGGCGGGTCGAGATGTCGGAGTTCCCGAGCTCCACGAGCATCTCTCCCCCGATCACGCCACCCTCCTTGATCTGGGCGGGCGAGTAGCGGGTGCCGGCGTTGGCGACCACGGTGCGGTACATGACCTCCGTTTCGCGGAAGGTGTTCTGCTGCACCGCGTCTTCCGGGAGCAAGAACGCGCCCACGTACTGACGGGGCTGCACCCCGAATTGGGCAAACTCGTTCGTCATTACCGCGTCGATGCGGTCCTGCTCGATCAGGCGTTCGAGAAAAGTGCCGAGATCAACAGCCATGGGCCAGAGAAATTCGTTGCGGTTAAAGTGCGGTTGCGGTGTCTCCTGTCAAGTCGTGAGAGGCTCCCTTGCAAGGAGCCCCAGATCACCGGTTAGTCGGTTCCGGGGACGATCTCGTACTTGTCCTTGAGGGCGTCCTCGATGATGCTGGAGAAGCTTCCGTAACCGGGAAGCTGGTCGAATCGAATCAGGGTCCCATCTCGCACTACGGCCACCTCCGCGTTCTCATCGGCGTACTGCACGTCGTGGGCCGTGATGTAGTAATAGTCGTCCGTGTCTTCGGCGGGGCTAAATCCAGTTCCGTTGTCGGCCTCGGTTTGCGTTCGACCGACCACGGTCCCGCTCTCGACGTACTTATAGCCGTTCGCATTTTCGGAAAATGCACTTGGGTCGAGGAGGACTCCGCCCTGGACGAGGGTGCGGCGATCCAGGTCGTCCGCGATCCACGAGGGATACGATTCGTTATCCATCTGCGGGAACTGGAACCGGGGCAGCCCGACCATGAACGGAAGCAGAAACGCGGCGAGAACGTAGAGCACGGGAGTGGAGAACATGAGGCGTATCGGCTCGCGTGAGAGTCAACGAAAAAAGGGCCAGCTGCGACAGCCCGGCGGCTGTGCTGCTGGCCCTGTGCGGGACGCTTGCAGAGGTGCGTATCCTATCCGGAAAGTGGCCCTCTGCCAGCGCAGCGTGTCAGTATGCGTGTATCCCTACCTAAGCTCTGCTGGGATGTTTTAGGGGGGACGCCCGTTTCACAGAGGCGACCCTGCCTCCTCCTCGTCTTCTGCGGGTTCGGGGGCGGCAAAGTTCTGAGACTCCATCCACTGATTGACTGTATCGTCCTCTTCCTCCTCCGATGCGTCCACGTCCTCGTCGTTGTCTCCGCTCGGGCCCGGACCGGGGACCGACACGGTAGAGTCGTCGCTTTCCTCCTCGTTGTCACCGCTTTCGAACAGGACGTTCTCGAATGCGGGATACGTGTCTGAAAGGTACTCCCCAAGGGGCGCCTCCTCCCCATCGACCTCAATCATGGCCTGCTTCTCTGTCTTTCCGGAGTCCTCGTCCTCCACCTCAGCGATGCTGTACTCCGCATCGGGTTCGAGGTCTTTTAGGGCATCTGCGTTCACGCCGGCGGCGCTAGCGGCTTGCTCGATTCGCTCCTGCTTCTTCTGCTGGTCGAGCTCTTTGATGGCGTCGTACGCCTTGTCCAAAAAATCCGGAAGATCACTCACGTCCTTCCCGTCCGGGAGGCGACTGCTGATCTCCTCCGCCGTGTCGGGGTCGAGAACCGTCTTATCTTCCGGTCCCTCCGTTTCGAGGCGATTTTTCTCCTGCTTGAGCTGCCGTCTCTCCTCCCGAAGAGACTGGTTCTCGTTGTACAGCATCTTGGCGAACGTCTCCATGTCCCCGGTGCTTTGGGACTGGTCCCGAAAAGCCTCCAAGGCCTCCTCGGGCATCACGTCCTCCAGTTTGTTTTCGATCTTCTCCTCCAGATCGGGGCTGTTCTCACCTTCGTCGCTTTCCTCTCCCTCTTGGTCTCCTTGGGCCATTCCGAAAGCGAAGGGGAGCATCCCAAAAGCCGGGGCCACATACACAAGGAAGTCGTAGAGCGCGGTCATAAGTCAGTCGTTGATGATGGAACGAAATTGAGCGATCGAACGAGAGAGCACGTCCGCAGAGACGCGGACCTTATACTGCTTCTGCACTGCTACCCCGGTGTGCATCACCGAAAGGAGCGAGCGGTTGCGCCCGACCTCCTGGACAGACAGCACCTTGAGGTCGTCCATCGGAAGGAGGAGGGGGCGCGGCGGAGTCTTCTCGGCCGGGACCCGGAGCCACAAGGTCCCGTCCTCGCGCGCGACGAACTCTACTGGGTCCTCCGATTTGACGTTGATCGGGTCTGCGTCGGAGAGGCTGTTTTTGATGTCGGTGTCGAGGTCGGTCATCGCCTAACGGAAGGAAATTTGTCGGGGTCAGTGGTTTCGGTGCGCCGATACTTGACGGAGCACTTGCAATTGGAGAGGCAAATGCGGTCCCCAATGGGGGTTAAGGTTCCGTTCGGCACCCATCCGTTGTCCCCACGGGTCGTAAGCTCGATGCATTCGGAACAGTGCTCTGCGATGCCGAGGACGTTTTTCTCTTGGTTATACCCAATTTTCTGCATCTCGCGGCGATGCAGCTTGTGGTGGGTCTTCCGGGCCTTCTTGGGGTACATCTTCGCCCGGCGAATGGCGCTCCCGTCCAGGGCTTGCGACCCGTCCTCAATGTCCTCCGCGAAGCCCTGTAGGTACTCAAGTTCCTCACGGATGCGCCCTCCGATCTGGCCGAAGTCCCGTTGCGTGAGCTCGTCCCACCCTCCCTTCGTGAGCGCTCCCGCATTGAGGTGGGCGTCCTTCACGTGACGAGCCATAGACTGCTGCCA